CACCGAACCACCCTGCCCCTGGTCGAAAAACTCCCCCTGGTGCTCCAACCACCGCCGCAAAGGCCCCGACTGGGTCAGGGCAACCCGCGGCGAACGCGCAGCAGCAGCCCACACAGCCCGCCACGCCGCCCTCATCGAAGACGTCGAATGGATCCTCACCTGGGACCGGCACCCCGTCGACGTCGTCGCCGCCCGGGTCGGGATGCGCCCCGAGTCGATGATCCGGGTCCTGCGCCGCGCCGGCCGCGACGACCTGCGGGCCCGCATGTTCTACGACCACCCGTAACAGCTATGGTAGGTGGGCAACCTCCCGTTGCGATGACAGGCCCCCGCTCGCACCTCGGCGCATCGAGCGGGGGCCTCGCCATGCCCGCGACTGTTGCAGCGTCGACCCGTGGCAGCAACGAACGTTGCACTACCGGTAAACCGATGAACCCCGACCCGGTCTATAACCCAACCCACCGAACACTTATAGACGCGGCGACGGGGCCCGAGCGGGGGCTCGGGCACCGTCAGGTCCAGCACCCCAGGAAGGCCACCGACCGGGACCTATCGTGACACGACGGTGGGGCAGACGACAGACCACCCGCGTGGCCGTTTGCCCCTCCCTAGCACTAGGGATAGGGTCGTGGTCATGGCCACCACCCAGAAGATCGACCCCAAGGTCAGCGGCCGGCGCGGCGGCCTCATCCTCGCCGCGAAGATGACCCCCGAACAACGCAAGGAGAGGTCCCGACGCGCCTACCTCGCAGGCGCCGTCCGCACCATCGCCGCCAACCTCGACCAACTCACCGACGACCAGCGCCAGCAGCTCCACGCCGCACTCTGCCCCTAGACGCGAACCGCCCCGGTCTCACAAGAGACCGGGGCGGTACAGCAGAACCCCCCACCCAGGAGGTCCATCTCCGAACCCACAGAGAGAGCCCGCACCTACCACAGCACGACAACCCGAGAGCAGTAGTCCATTCCTGCCCACGTCACTCTGAGGAGTCCGTAATGACCACGATACGCACCAACCCGACACTCCACCACCGTGGAGCCGGAGCCACCTCGGTCTACACCTACCGAGACACCAACAACCTCATCATCTACATCGGCATCACCAACCAAGGACCCGGCCGGCAGGAGCAGCACAACAAGAGCTCAGCGTGGTGGCAGTACGTCGCCAGCCAGCAGGTCGAGCACTACGACACCCGTGCCGAAGCAGCGGCCCGCGAGAGGGAGCTCATCCGTCTCCACCGGCCCCCGTTCAACGTCGTCTACAACGTCGACAGCAGCCGCCTCCGGAACGCGTACCTGTGCCTGTTCGACCCGGCCGCCTTCGCCTATGCCAGCAATCGCTGGAACATCAACGGGTGCCTCTACGACTGCTCCCAGGACGACCCGCCGTGCGACTGGGAGAAGGCCCGCAACACGCATCGACACGAGGGCGAGTACTGCGAGAACCCCTTGTGCCAGATATGCCACGCCAAGTACCACGGCTGGCGCGAGGGCCTCCCCGACGGCTACGAAGCTGGCCAGAAGGACGCCTACGGCGAGCCCCAGGATGTGACCTGGTGAGCATCGAAGCCCTGAGCGTCGCCATGAACACGGACGTCGGCCAGTCCACCCGCAAGCTCGTCCTGATGGCCTACGCCAACAACGCCAAGAAGGACGGCACAGCAGCGTGGCCAGGGATCGACACCGTGTCCCAGGTCGCCAACTGCGACCCCCGCACAGCCCAACGCCACGTCGCCGCGCTGCTCGCCGACGGGTTCCTCCGCGAGGGCGACCAGCAGCTCGTGGCGCACATCCCCGCAGCCCGTCGGCCCATCGTCTACGACGTGGCCATGTCCGTTGCCCAGGTCGCCGAGTGGAAGGCCGCCCATGACGGCACCGGGCGTCGGGCGGCTGCCGCGGCTGCCGGTACTCGTGGGGGCCTGGCATCGGCCGCCGTTCGCTGGGGTGACAGATTGTCACCCCAGGAATCGGAGGGCGATCCGACCCCCGAAGTTGATCAGCGGGGTGACATCTCAGACCAGGGTGGGGTGACACCCGTGTCACCCAAACCATCCTTTGAACCACCCGTAGTTCAAAACCTCCCCCTACCCCCACCTCCCAGCGTGGTCCCAGCCACATCCGTCGTTGAACCGGAAACTGAAGCCCCGCCAACCGCTCCGCACCTGTCCGTTGCCGCGCTACGCGCGGAGGAGTGTTCTCCAGGATCTGAAGAGCAAGAGCCCCGGCCGGCACGTTCTCGCAGTCCTCGCCGCCCGCCCGCATGGGAGTTGCCCGGGGAGATGGAGGCCGAGTTCCTGGCCTGGTACGCGGCCTACCCACGGCCCGAAGACCGCGGCGATGCCCGGAAGGCGTACGCGTTGGCCCGGCAGAGGGCGTCCGCTGAGGAGCTCCTCGCCGGTGTCCGCGCGTACGCGGCGTTGCGTGCTGGTCAGAAGCCTCGGTGGACGAAGAAGCCGCAGAACTGGTTGGAGGGTGAGTCGTGGCTGAACGGTCCTCCTGCTCCAGAGCCCATGTCCCCAATAGAGGAGAAGGCGTGGCGTTCGTGGGAGGGCTTGGTGGAGCAGTCGTCGGGGTCGTGGGTTGATGGTGAGGTGGAGCGTGCGTGGGGGTTCCTGGATGCGGGGTCGGCGTAACACCAGTTGACACATGTGATAGGACCATGTTAGGAATATGAGACCACCCCAAGGAACCATACCGACCACCGAGGAGAAACCCCCGTTGACCACCTACGCCGAACTACTGGCCAGCCGCGAACAGGTCACCAACGGAACCGGCTTCGAACCCGTCCACATGCCCGACTACCTGTTCCCGTTCCAATCCCACCTAGTGGACTGGGCAGTCCGCATGGGCCGCTGCGCGATCTTCGCTGACTGCGGGATGGGCAAGACCCCCATGCAACTCACCTGGGCCGAGAACGTACGGCAACAGACCGGCAAACCGGTCCTCGTGGTCGCCCCCCTAGCGGTGTCCTTCCAGACCGAGACCGAAGCGACGAAGTTCGGGCTAGAAGCAGCCGTGTCCCGGGATGGCACAGTCACGGCCCCCATCACCGTCACCAACTACGAACGCCTCGAACGGTTCAACACCGACGATTTCGGGGGGGTCGTCTGCGACGAGTCAAGTGCGATCAAGGCGTTCGACGGGAAGCGTCGCGCCATCGTCACCGAGTTCCTCCGAACCCACCGGTACCGGCTGCTGTGCACCGCGACCGCTGCACCCAACGACTACGTCGAACTCGGCACGTCCAGTGAGGCCCTCGGCTACCTGGGGCACGTCGACATGCTCAACCGGTTCTTCACGAACAAGCAGCGGACCAGTGCCCAGAACCGGATGGCTGGCCATGCCGCAGAGTGGCGGTTCAAGGGCCACGCCGAGGACCACTTCTGGCGCTGGGTGGCGTCCTGGGCGCGGGCGGTCCGCCGGCCATCCGACCTCGGCTACGACGACACCGGGTTCGTGCTCCCACCGATCGAGTACCGCCACCATGTCGTTGACGTGTCCACCCCAGGCGACGGGGAACTGTTCACCGTTCCCGCGGTCGGTCTCCGCGAGGAGCGGGCCGAGACTCGCCGGACCATCACCGAACGGTGCGAGGCGGCCGCTGCGCTGATCAACGGCTCCGAGTCGGCGGTCGCGTGGTGCCAACTGAACGACGAGAGTTCGCTCCTCACGAAGCTGATCCCGGGTGCCGTCGAGGTGTCCGGTTCGGACAGCCCCGACGAGAAGGAGGCGAAGCTCGTCGGGTTCTCCCGGGGTGATATCCGGGTCCTCGTCACCAAGCCAGTCATCGGTGCGTGGGGCCTGAACTGGCAGCACTGCAACCAGATGACGTACTTCCCGAACCACTCCTACGAGCAGCTGTATCAGGCGGTCCGCCGGTCATGGCGGTTCGGTCAGCAGAGGCCCGTAACGATCGACCTGGTCACCACTGAGGGTGGCTTGAACGCTCTCGCCAGCATCGAACGGAAGTCAGCTCAGGCCGACCAGATGTTCGACGCGCTTGTCACGCACATGTCCTCCGCCGTTGGTATCGCCCGCGGCACCACCTACTCGACTCCCGTGGAGGTCCCGTCATGGGTCTGATCACTGAGAACACTGTTACCGACCGTTGGGCGATGTACAACGGGGACTCGATGGAGGTGCTCCCCGAGATCCCCACCGGCAGCATCCATGGCGTTGTCTACTCTCCGCCGTTCGCGTACGGCGACGAAGGTGTCGGCGGGGCGGGACTGTACAAGTACTCGTCCAGCCCGCGGGACCTGTCGAACGCTGGGGGGCTGTCCGGGTTCCTGGAGATGTACGGGTGGTTCGTCCGTGAACTTCACCGGGTCACGATGCCCGGCCGGATCAACGCCGTCCACTGCATGGACACCCCTCTCGGGAACTCCGGTGGGGACGCCCTGCACGACTTCCCGGGAGACATCATCCGGCTGCACCAGTCGGTCGGGTTCGACTACATCGCCCGGCATGTGATCTGGAAGGAGCCCCTCGCGGTCCGGAACCGGACGATGGTGAAAGACCTGACCCACAAGACGGTCATCGACGAGGCCAACCGGGCGGGGGTCGCCTCCGCTGACCACCTTCTGATCTTCCGGAAGCGTGGCGAGAACCCGGTCCCGATCACTCACCCGAACGGGTTCACGACCTACCATGGAGCGTCGAGCCCACCCGCCGATGTCCTGGAGTTCCAGGGCTGGACCGGCCTCCAGATCGAGAACCGGTACTCGCAGTGGGTGTGGAGACAGTACGCGTCGTCGGTGTGGGACGACGTCCGCGGCAACCTCGGGCAGTGGGACTCCCGGGACGTCATGGCGGTCCTGCCGTATCGGGAGGCCCGCGACGAGGAGGACGAGAAGCACGTCCACCCGTTGCAGCTGGATGTGTCGCGTCGGTTCGTTGACATGCGGACCAACCCGGGGGAGACGGTCCTGTCGCCGTTCGCTGGGGTCGGGTCCGAGGTGTACGCAGCTGTCGAGTTGGGCCGGCGCGGTATCGGTATCGAGTTGAAGGCGTCGTATTACCGGCAGGCGTTGAAGAACCTCGCCGCTGTCGACGCTGACCGTTCCGAGGACCCGGCGCTGTTCGAGATGGGGGCCTGAGTGACGGCCCGGGCTGACGTGTATGCGGCGGTCGACGCTGAGCGGGCCCGGCAGGACGTGAAGTGGGGCGGGTCTCATGCGTGGGGGGTCGGTGACTGTTCCAGCCCGCGCGTCCCGGACTTGGTGAAGGCGGCTGTTCTCGCCGAGGAGTGTGGTGAGGTCTCGCGGGCTGTCCTGGACCGTAGCCACGCTGATCTTGTCGCGGAACTGGTGCAGGTCGCTGCTGTCGCTGTTGCCTGGCTGGAGTGCCTAGGCGTCGTGTCTGACACTGCGCGTGAGAGGACTATGTTAGGAACATGAGCGCACCTAGGGAACCACTCA